CTATTTGGAAATGATGGAATTTCTTACACTCCCTTTCAAAACGACTTCAATAAGTCTATTTTTAAATTAAGAGTATTATCCAATGTGTTAAATCAAGGATGGAAACCAGATTTTAAAAATAATTACGAAGAAAGGTATTTCGTTGATTATGCAAATGGTAAAGGTGGTGTTTTAATATTTTTAGGAAATTCAAGCAATCCCGGAACAGCCTTACCTAATAGAGTGTTTGAATTTTGTTATTTCAAATCAAAAGAATCTGCATTACATGCTATAAAAATATGCCAAAGAGATTATTTAACAGTATTTGACATACTAACTTTGATTAAAAATCTAATTTAATAAATGATAAAATGAAACAATTCCTATTTAACAACCCAAAGTACATTTTGTACGCATTAATTTATACCATAATGCTTGTAGGTATAATTATTAATATCACAGACTTTTTAAGTCAGCCATTATTTATAATAATAGTTTCATTAGGGATAATGGGTGGTTCTGGTTATTATATGTTTAATAATATGATTCAAGAGTATAAAAATGGTAATTCTAATAATTAGTTTTACTTTAATGGTTTTTTCAGGTATTTCAAAGGCTATTATGGATACTTTGCAGTTTCATTATGATAAATCTATATTTTCAGGGCTGGATTCTAAATTTTGGAATCCAGCCTTATCTTGGGTAAATAAGTATTCAGATATAAACACTTTGACACCTAAAAAAATATGGATTATGCCATATCCTGTTTTTCTAACTGATGGGTGGCATTTATTTCAGTCTATCTTTATAGAAACACTATTTTCAAGTTTCTACCTTTTAATAAAAAGTGATTATATAGTAATTATGGATTGCCTTCCAATGTTAATTATTTTAAGGGGTGTTTTCGGATTATCCTTTTATATATTTTATAATCACTTATTATTAAAAACAAACTAAAAATAAGATTATAAATTAAATAGAAAAATCCTTTTATTGAAATAAAATTTGTACATTTACATTTAACAAACATACAACATAAATAAATATGCCATTATCAGAAATAGAACAAAAAGAAAAGATTGAGATTCAAATTCAATCAACCATTTTAATTGCCCTTTTTAAATCAACAGTAGAGCAATCTACAACAATGACTGGTAAGTACAACAGAAAACCCAAAGAAATATTCCAAAAGTGGCAAAGACTTGGATTTCAGTTGTTGGATTCTTTAGAAAAAGAATCAATAGTCGATCCAGAAAGTATGGACAACATAACCGATTGTTACCACAATATGAATTTGGAGTTTAAAAGAACAGCAACTGAAAAATATCTTAATTCTAAAAAATAAACAAAATGATAAAAAAAACACTTAGTTACTACCAATTTAAGAACGAATTGGTAAATATGTTAGAAATGGCATGTGAAAAAGAACACGTTGGAGAAAACATCTGGTTTGTAAAATATATGGACTGGAAAGTAATGGTTACATATCCAATTATTTCAGTTGGAATTTTTTCATTTTGGATATTGAAACCATCTGAAAATTACGAGTGTTTTTCTTTTGATAACCACGAATGGATAACTATTTCAAAAGAAGAAATATTAATATTTGGAAATAAAGAACATCAAAATGTTATTGATTGTGGTAGTTTAGGTAATATTGAAGAAAGATCGAGTTTGAATAAATACTATAACAAATCAACAATGTCTTCTAAGAAAGAAAGTAAAGAAGAAGAATCGAGTAAGAATTCAAAAAATATTGATAAAAAAGTAGTTGAATCGAGAAAATACACTTTTCAAACAGATATTTATGAAGATGGAACAGTATCAGTAATCAGAATTAACGATGGATTTACAGTAATTGAACTTCTTGGTTCTTTGGAGATTGTAAAACAAGAACTTATTATGCTTTTAAAAGAAAGTATGATAACACCAACTTCCGTTACTAAGACTTCTTCACCGGGTACACAATTCATAAGGACTAACTTAAATAAAACCAAAGAAAATGGAGAATAGTATAAAAAGTAATCCAGACTATTACAATAAGCAAGAAAACATACCAGCTTGGGAAAAGATGATTAAAATATGGGGTAAAGAAGCCTTTATTACCCATTGTGAGATGACTGCATACAAGTATATGCAGAGGTTGGGTTACAAACTGGGTTCAGATATAAATGACGATTTAGACAAAGCGTTATGGTACTTAAATAAACGAAAAGAGATAAAAGATGAAATAAAACAATCTAAATCTAAATCAAAAGATCCATACAGGTATGCATAATAAAAATTCATACCCAATCAATACCATAAATGGTTGGGGTGTAAAAAGGGTATTCTTTTTTTATATTTTTTTATATGAATGTAGAAGAACTTGAAAATTATTTTAAATCAAAGAAATTGCCCAATAAAATCAATATTAACAAATATTCAGAAATAATCAATGTTCAGAAATTTGTGAATTCCCACTTGCAGTTTTTGAAAGGAAATTCTGGAAAAAAGATATTTATACCATATTACACAAGATTAATTGAACTAAAAGATAAAATTGATAAGTTATGACTATGAAAGAAAAGTTGTTTTTTTATGACACAGAAACCACTGGGTTAAGACATTGGAAGAATGGAATTCATCAGATTTCAGGTATTATTGTTATTGATAATCAGGTTATTGATAAATTCAATTTCAAAGTTCAACCTAATCCGGTGGCAATAATAGAAGATGAAGCATTGAGTATAGCCAAAGTGACAAGAACAGATGTTATGAATTATCCAGTTAAAGAAGAAGTTTATCAGAAAATAAAAGCTTTGTTGTCAAAATACCTAACAAAAGATAAAAATGATAGGTTTTTCTTGGCTGGATTTAATAATTCTGCTTTTGACAATGACTTTTTGAGGGCATTCTTCAATCAATGTGGAGATAATTACTTCAATAAGTATTTTTGGAATGGATCATTCGATGTTTTCAATATGGCATTGTATAAGTTGCGAGAAAGAAGACCATTTATGGAAAACTTCAAACTTCACACAGTTGCAAAAGAATTGGGTTTAGAAGTTGATGATAGTAAGTTACACGATGCCGAGTACGATATTTACCTAACTTACGAAATGTATAAGATATTAACCAATGGATAATCAAGACATTACCACTTCGATTGCTATTTTAACGAAGAAGCCTAATAAGTTTATTATCAGGACAGCTCAAAGGATAAAGTTACATTGTCCAAAAGTTGATGTTAGGATTATTTCTGATTGTACTTATAAAAGCCACAAGAACATTGTTCCAATAATATCCATTTTGGATGAAGTTTGCATTCAAAATGGATATGTTAATTCAACACACGTTCCGGAAAGGATAAAGAACCCATGTTCTTGGGATAAGGCAATTTATTACTACTCTAAAGTTGCGACATCTTTTAAGCAAGTTTGGTTTATCGAAGACGATGTTTTAATACCGGATATGCAAATCATAAAAGACTTGGTTAAAGATGGTTATAATTACGACTTAATAACCAAAGAATCAGCATTTAAGAAGAATTATGAAGTTGGACAATGGACAAAAGTTAAAGAAATTCTTCAAGAACCATTTTATTATTCAATGACTTGCGCTATGGGTATTAGTAGGAACCTACTAAATTGGATAGAAAAGTTTGTTGAAGAAAAAAAGACTTTGGTATTTCACGAATTCTTTTTTACTACAATTGCACATCAGAACAAGTTTAGGACATACCATCCAGATGAACTTAAAGGCATTTATTGGAAGTTTCCATTCGATCCAAACAATCTTGAAAAGTTACTTTACCATCCGGTAAAAGATGTGGAGAATCACTATAACTATATGCATAAATATATGCAGAAACACTATCCAGCTTACTTTTTAGAAAAAAAACAAAATTAATTCTTGGAAAAAGAATAATTCGTTTGTATATTTGTACAAGAGTGTATAACTTAAAAAATAAATTTATGAAATCGCTAAAACAAGTTCTGGCACATCTGGAAAGGTTGGTGGTATTCGAATACAATCAACTGAATAGTGTTCAGTATGAAAATTCAATTGCTCAAATCAAGATGCAAAACGAAATCTTGAAAATCGTCAAAGACGAATTAGGTCAGGACCTAAGCAAAGATGAAGAATACAATAAAATTTGTGATTTAGGAACTAAGCAAGAAGTGTATAAGCACATCCACGATTTAATCTTGAAGAAATTCGAAGAAATAGAAGTAACCAAACAGGGTAATCCATTACTTTAATTGAGTATGAGTTATAAATTTCCTTACCAATGGAGGTTGGCTGATACTGTATTCACTAAAGATAAAGGAACTGTTTTTTCTTGTTTTGCGTGTGGTGGTGGTTCAACTATGGGTTACAAGTTGGCTGGATTTGATGTAATTGGGTGCAATGAGATTGATCCAAGAATGATGGATGCTTATATCAAGAACCACAATCCAAAATACTCATTTCTTGAACCAATTCAAACTTTTAAAAACAGGGAAGATTTACCATCAGAACTTTACAATCTTGACATTTTGGATGGAAGCCCACCTTGTTCAACTTTTTCCATTTCTGGTTTAAAAGAAAAGAGTTATGGGGTTGAAAAGAAATTCCGGGAAGGTCAGGCTAAACAAGTTTTGGATACACTTTTCTTTGACTTTATTGATTTGGCAAAAAAACTTCAACCAAAGGTTGTTGTTGCAGAAAATGTAAAAGGAATGCTTATGGGTGAAGCCATAAGTTACGTTATTAGGGTTAAAGAGGAATTTGATATGGCTGGTTATTATGTACAGCACTTTTTATTGGATTCTCAATATATGGGTGTTCCACAAAAGAGGGAAAGAATATTCTTCATAGCCTTGCGTAAAGACTTGTCAGATCAGTTTTTATCGTTTGTGGATATGTTCACAATGCAACCCAAGTTACTTATGGAATTTAAAGAAAAACCCATTAAATTCAAAGAAATAAGGGATGAAGTTGGTTCAACGGAAGGGTTAACTGAATGGACAAAAGAAAGATTGGCATTAATGAAGCCATCAGACCACAACATAGCAGACATAACCGAAAGAGAATATGGTAAAAGGACAAGGTTTAATGCAGCACTTGTTGATGACGAAGATGTTTGCCCAACCATTACTGCAACAGAAGTAAATTATAGGAAATATGACAAAATGACTATGACAAAAAAAGACACCATTAAAGCTGGTTCGTTCCCGGAAGACTATGATTTCTTAAAAAATAAGCCAAAATATATAATAGGTATGTCAGTTCCACCAATAATGGTTGCACAAATAGTCAACCAAATATATATTCAATGGCTATCTAAGATAAAATAAAACCAAACCAAACCAAACTATATGAACATTACCAATGAAGACAATATGACATTGATGGCACGTTATCCAGATAATTATTTTGACATTGCCATTGTCGATCCGCCTTATGGAATAGAAGATATAACTGGTAAACAATTTTCACATGGTAGTGGAAAGTTAAAAGATAGGGCATTTAATAAAGGGAGTGACAAGATTAATGATTGGGATAAAGCACCCAAATCGGAATATTTTGAACAACTTTTTCGGGTTTCAAAAAATCAAATTATTTGGGGTGGTAATTATTTCGATTTGCCGAAATACAGGTGTGTTATCGTATGGGATAAAGTTCAGCCATTTCCTAATTTTAGCGCAGTAGAGATTGCGTGGTCATCATTTAATAAGCCAGCGAGCATATTCAAATTTGACAATAGAACAGGTAATAAAATACACCCTACACAAAAACCAGTTGAGTTATATAAGTGGTTACTGTCAAAATATGCACAAGAAGGAGATAAAATACTGGACACCCATATTGGTAGTGGATCAATTGCAATAGCTTGTCATGATTACGGATTCGAACTAACATCTTGTGAACTTGACATTGACTATTATAACAATGCTATAAAACGTATAGATAACCATACTGCACAAAAAAAATTATTCTAATTTCAAATAAGGATAAATATGTTAGAACTAATAACACTTAAAATAATTTATGAAATATTTGAAGAAGCAGAGAAAAATGGCAAAATCGGTGCCTATTCTAAAATGTTGTATATCAACTGCTTAACTGAAAATTTTAAAAATAAAGAAGCATTAATTATAAATGCTTATGAGTTTTCGATTAAAAGTAATATCTTTAACAAATATACAACACAATTAAACGAACTTATGAATACTGGATTAGTAAGGCAAGATGGAGAAGAAGTGATATTTCCAGCATTATGGGGTAAAAAGATTGATAGGTCAAAGTTGAAAACAGTTAACGCAGTTGCAATACCGGGATTATTTCAACCCGGAAGCCCTAATTTCTTTAAAAAAGAATTACTTGAATCAGTTCGTTTGAAAGAGTTGTTGGCGATGAAATACAAGATTGGTCCTGAAAAACAACCTGAAATGATTGACTTATTTATTGCAGAACAGGAAACTTTCGAAAAGACTTATCAAAGTTTTCAAGAGTGCTTAAAACATTGTTATTATTGGATGGAGAGTTACAATCAAAATAAATTCAAGAAAGAAGAAGTTCAGAAAGTGGTATCGAAATCAAGATTATTAGGAGAGTAATTATGGGAAATTTGAGAAAGAATATTATGATATTCAACTTCCTAATTTGTATTATATCGTTAGTAAATCTTGAAATATCATTAGAAATGAATTGGAATTGGTATAAGTTTTTTGTTTTCGTAGCAAATTTTATTGTATCAATGTTCTATATTAACATACTTACAAGACAAAAATAACTTATGAGTGACAAGAAAACAAAGTGGATCAAGGCTGACACTAAGCCACAAGTAAACTTAAAAGAAACAGGTTTTATTCCACCACAAAAATTAGATGTAGAAGAAGTGGTTTTAGGCTGTATTATTTTAGAGGGTAATAATACACCTGATAAAATAATGATAGATATAAAACCGGACTTGTTTTATAAACCACAATATAAAGTTATTGCAGAGTCTATAATCCAGATGTACTCAAAAGGTGAAGCAATAGATATGCTAACCATTATAGATCATCTAAAGAAAAGAAATTCCTTAGATGAAGCTGGTGGTGTTTTCTTCATATCTTCTTTAACCAATAAAGTTGCATCTTCATCAAATCTTGAATTTTACGTTAAAATACTTCAACAAGAATCTTTGAAAAGAAACTTGATGGAAGTAAGTTATACTTCAATAAGAGAATGCCTCGATGAAACACAAGATGTATTTGATGTTTATGCCAAAGCACAATCATCATTGGAAATGTCCATCCGAGAAATAATGCATTACGAAGTTAGAAAAGTAAATGCTATACATGGTTCAATAATCAAAGAATCTATTAACATTTTAGAAACAGGCAAAAAGTCAGGTGTAATTTCCGGTTTGAACAATGTTGACAAGATTACATCCGGGTGGCAAGATTCAGATTTAATTATTGTTGCTGGAAGACCGGGTATGGGTAAGACAGCAGTTGCAGTATCAATGATTATGAATCCAGCAATCCAAGAAAAAATACCTGTTGCGTTATTTTCTTTGGAAATGAGTGCAGAACAAGTTGTTGGTAGGATGCAATCCGGTTTAACAGGTATAAACGTAGGTAAAATCATAAAGAAACAACTTGACAAAGGAGAAATACAAATATTAGCACAAGATGCTTCCGTTTTGGAAAATGCACCAATTTTCATTGATGACACACCATCAATATCCCTTATTGAATTAAAAGGTAAGTGTAGAAAGATGGTTAGGGAACATGGTGTTAGACTTATAGTTATTGATTACCTACAATTGATGAGGTCAGGATTAAACATCCAAAACCGAGAACAAGAAGTTGCTGAAATATCAAGGGGGTTGAAAGCCTTAGCCAAAGAACTTAAAGTTCCAGTTATAGCATTATCTCAACTTTCAAGAACAGTTGAATCAACTTCGGATAAAAAACCATTGTTGCAACATCTTAGGGAATCGGGTTCAATAGAACAAGATGCAGATATGGTTGTATTTTGTTACAGGCCAGAGTATTATGAAATAAAAGAGTACCAAATTGGCAATGAAGTGATGAACACAGATGGGTTATTTATGTTTATCATTGCCAAGCACAGAAATGGTGAATTGGGCGAAATAAGACTTAAATTTATAGGTAATTTGACTAAAGTAACCAACTATGAAGATGCACCTTATTCTGCAAGTGCAGGACTTACACCAAACCCGGAGTTTAGCTCACTAATTAAAATAAACAAATCAGAAGAAGATTTACCATTTTAAACTTTAAAAGACAAAGATTATGAATGACATTAACCAAGTATTGTTTGAGAACAGGAACCAGTCAATTAAGTTGAAAGTACAGTTTATTGAAAAGATGGTTGTAGATTATTATAAAATTGATCCACAAGATTTAAGGAAAAAGAAAAGACATAGAGAAATTGTACTTTGTAGGCAAATCATTTGTTTTTTAGTCAGGAAAAACACTTCTTGGTCATCAACACAAATAGGCAAATACATGGGTGGTAAAGACCACGCAACCATTCTGCACAGTATTAAAGTGATTTATAACCAAATGAGTTATGATGAACATTTTAGGGAAAATATGAACCTTTTTCAGGCAAAAATTGATGTTGTTAAAACAAAAGACCAAAACGAAGTTCTTCAAAAGACATATTACTACATCAATCTTAACGAATGTATAACTTCACAAGTAGATTCTGATAAGTCATTGGTTTTCACAGGATATACACCAGAAGAAGTTAAAGAAATGTTAACTAAATTGGGGATGGAGTTAAATGTTCAAGAACACGTTAACACTAATATTTATATTTTAGAACCAAAATCAAAGTTGGTTAAGATGGAAGAATCCAAAATAGAAGATGAAAAAATAGAATTAAAACAAGTTGAAGTAAAAATAAACGAAGAACCAATAAAAGAATTTGAAGAACAAGAAAAAGTAGATCCAAAATCTATTGGAGAAAACATAATTGAAAATGAATCAACTACTTACAATAAGTTTATTTCAGACAACAAAAAGTAATCAGCAACACAAATAACAGAAACAATCAATTAAAAAGTATAAAAATGGAAGAAAAGAAGCCCAAAAAACCACATAAACCAAAAGAAAAGTTGTACGGAAATAGAATTCGTATATTACTGAAAGAGAAAGGTTTATCACAGCAAGAGTTAGCTGATTTATCTTTCCCTTACTTAAAAGATGGCGCAGCGTATCTTTCAAGGATAATAAATGGAGAAAGAAGATGTATTTCATTGCCAATTGCCATCAGAATCAGTCAGGCACTTAAAGAACCAGTAGAAAATGTATTTATTTTCAAGAAAGATAATTAAGTTGCACGATTGTGTAAGTTAATTATTATATTTGTGAAACAAAAAAACAAATAATTATGATACCAGAAGTATATGTTTTAGTAATTGAAAACAAGAAGTTGTCAATTAAAGAAGTTGGTTCAGTTTTTATTTCTAAGAAAGAAGCTGAAAAGTATTGTGAATCTTTAAATGGAAAAGACAAAGATTTCTTTGCAACCATTCAAGCTAAAAATATTTTAGATTGGGAAAATATGTCACAAGAAGAAAAATTTGAATTAGGGTTTAAAATTTAAATCGTGAGCAAAAAAGCCTTTTCAATAGGGAAGTCAATCCACCATCCCGGAAAAAAAACAGAAAACCAACTTGATGAAAAGTTCGTTTTGGATAATTCTCGTGAATATTACTTGTTGGATGTAATACCATTTGGTGCAGTAAGGATGACTAAGAGGGATAGAATTTTCTTGAACCCTAATCATCCTGATCCAAAGAAAAGACAAAGACAAGCAGTAGCTGATTATTTTGAGTTTAAGACACAATTAATGTATTGTGCATATGAAACCCAATACAAGTTAGATGAAGTTCCAGAGTTAGTTTTTTTCATTCCAATGCCACAATCTTGGAGTGACAAGAAGAAAGTAAAGATGAACGGAACTAAGCACGAAGTAAAGCCAGACATAGATAATCTTGTTAAAGGATTTTTCGATGCATTGACAAAGAATGATGGCAACATTTGGAAGATAAATGCTAAGAAATACTGGGCTCATAAAGGTTCAATTTTAATTTATAAATAAACGAAAATGACAAACGACCAAATTAACGGATCATTTGAGTTAGTATCTGGATTTATGGCAACTATTAACATTATAAAGTTGTGGGAACATAAGAAACTTAAAGGAGTTTCAGTAATACCAGCAATATTTTATGTTATATGGGGATTTTTCAACTTGTTTTTTTATAGTTCGTTAAATTTGCCATTGTCCTACTATTGCGGAATATTTATTACTTCAACTAATTTATGTTGGGTTATTTTGTATTTTTATTTCAAGTATAAAGAAAAAGATGTTAAGTATAGATATTAGCTAAATGATGTAAATAGTTAAAAGTGACGATTTCTTGTTATTATGGGCTTAAAAATACTATCTTCTGAATTGTCATTTAGTTTGTTGAGTTTATGTTCAGAAAGAGTGTACAAACCAATATTTACAGTTGGATGTTCTATGCATCCAATCTCATAGTTGGAATTTTTAAGAAAGAATGACTTACCATTTCAAAGTAAATGGATTTTAAAATTTACAATCAAAAAAAACAATAAAAAAAACTATGGGAATTAACGTATTAAGCTTATTCGATGGTATTTCATGCGCACAAATTGCTTTAAAAAGAGCTGGTGTAAAATTTGACAACTATTATGCATCAGAAGTAGATAAGTATGCAATTAAAGTTACTATGCACAATCACCCGGAAACAATTCAACTTGGAAGTGTAACCGGTGTTGACACAAGTAAATTACCAGAAATAACATATTTGTTTGGTGGTAGCCCTTGCCAATCTTTTTCATTTTCCGGAAAAAGAAAAGGTATGGTTACTAAAGACGAACAAGAAATTTTAAATTTAGATCATTATCTTGAATTAAAATCACAAGATTACGAATTTGAAGGACAATCTTACTTATTCTGGGAATATGTTAGAATCTTTAAAGAAGTTAAGCCAAAATATTTTCTTCTTGAAAATGTTATGATGATTGAGAAGTGGGAAAAAATCATAACTAAAACTTTGGGTGTTAAACCAATACTTATCAATAGTTCTTTAGTTTCAGCTCAAAATAGAAAAAGACTTTATTGGACAAATATTGGACTTGAAGCACACGGATTATTTGGTGATTTAGAAAACATAATAAAGCAACCAAAAGATAAAGGTATTTTACTTAAAAATATATTGAAAGATAATATTAAAGACAAATATTTCTTGTCAGATAAGATGACAAGAAACTTAATTCTTCATTCGAATCAAAACAATAAAATTATAGGGCATTCAGGTTCAGGTGGTCAAAAAGGTTTAATATTTAATGTGAATTCAAAAATAGGAGCACTTTGTGCAACTGATTCCAAGCAACCAAAACAAATATGGGTTACTAAAGAAACAAAAGAAAAAATTTCAGATTATTTAAAATCATTGAAATACAATACTTCTTATAATCAAGTGAATTCAAAATATGATTTGAGTGAAAAAGCCATCAATAGAATTTTGAAAACAAATAATGGTGATAGGTGTTTTTATGTTGGAGAAAAATCAATGTGTTTAAAAGCAAGTTATACAAGATTGGGTAGAGATACTCAATATGTTGCATATAACAAACAAGAAGATTTAGTAGTTTGTCATACTTTACAACAACGAATGTCAAAAGTTCCCGGTGGTGGAAAAGGTCCTTTATCAAGAGCAGATGGCAAGTCTTATTGTTTAGACACAGCAAATTCAATGGCTATTGAATGCGTTTCAATTAATGATAAAAAAGACATTAGTGAAACTGATGATAATTTAATAAATAATGACCAACTTATTGAAGATGGACTTGGCTTAGATTATAGATATGATGAAGGTTTTAGGTTTAGAAAAAATGGCAAATCTGGTACATTAAATACTTCGACAAGTATATCAGGTGTGATGTTATGTTATTCGAAGAAAAGAGTAAGAAGACTAACACCTATTGAATGTTGTAGATTGCAAACAGTACCAGACACATATTTTGATGGAACAGGTGTTTCTGAAAGTCAACAATACAAAACTTTAGGGAATGGCTGGACAATTGATGTTATAGTTCATATACTATCTTATATAAGATGAAAAATAAAATAAAATATTACTCTATGTATTCTAAAACATTGGAAGATGACAAACATGGAAGATGGTGTATAAGAGTTGATTGTGGTAACAGCGAAAAAATGTTCGGCAAAGATGGAAATTGTTTGTTATTTGAAATTGCTTCGATTTCCAAATTGAAAGATTCAATTGAAAATGTTTGGTACTCTAAAAAATTTGTAATTAATTATAATTATCCATATAACAATGGAAAATATATATTTGATTCAGTAGAAGAATGTAAAGAAGAAATAGAAAAGAGTTTTAAAATTTTCATTAATAGTTGTAAGTAATTATGAAGATTGGTGCATCTTATAATTTATTTGATGGTGAAGAACTATTAGAGTTTTCCATAATGTCTATCAGGGATTCAGTTGATTATATTTCAGTTGTTTATCAAACTGAAAGTAATGTAGGTAATTACACTAATACAAATGTAATACCATTACTAATAAATCTAAAAGAAAGTGGACTTATTGATGAACTTGTTTATTATCAACCAAACTTGCTTTTAAAAACACATAGAAACGAAGTAAATAAAAGGAATATTGGATTAAAGAAGTCTTTAGAAAATGGATGCAGTTACCATATTTCAATGGACACAGATGAATTATACAATCCAAGTGATTTTAAAAAGATGGTAGATGATGTAATTGAAAATAAATATGATGGTTCATATTGCCAAATGTTGACATACTACAAAGATTTCAATGTAATACTTGATCCACCGGAAGAATACTATGTTTCATTATTATTTAAGATTAATGAAGAAACATTTTATAATTTAGGTTGTGAACAACCTGTCCAAGTAGATAATACACGTTCAATTATGGTTAAAAATCCAAGAATATATACAAGGAACGAAATACAAATGCATCATTTATCTTTTGTAAGAAAAGACATAACTAAAAAGTTTAGAAATCATCAAATGTTTAATCAGTATGGAGATAATATAGAAAAAGTAATAGATTGCCACAAGAACTTTGGATCTTCAAAGCAAGACAAAGTTCTTTTACATGGAGAAAAGTTCAAGTACAGTAAAGTTAAATTAGTTGATAATGTTTTATTAAAATTCAAATTAAGCGAAGATGTCATACACTTTGGAAATTAAGAAAGTAAGTAGTTTGTATTTATTAAGATACAAGAGAAGTGGTTTTTTATCGTTTTTAAGGGCATGGAAGTTGTTATCCAACAATGGGGTAGTAATGATGTTTGAAACACTTGAAGAAGCCCAAAAATCAGCAGAATTGCACATAATGAAAATGCATTTCGTTTACGATGAAGAAGTAGAGATTTTGAAGTAAGGTAATTGTACAAATGTACAAAAACGATATTTAAAGTGTTTGATAATGTTTTTTGTATTAATTTTGTTGGATAAAATGTCAATCCAATGAAAGAGATACATACAAACGATGGTAAACGAGGTGGTTGGCTTGTGGGTAAAAAACATTATAGTAAGATTGGAGAACCTTTAGGTGGAATTAAAGCCATAGTAAAAGATACAGGAAAGATAGTAGAGTTAGAAGGTGGTGAAACAATTATCACAGCAGAAGCATCAAAAAAACATTGGAAAGAGTTATCCAAGATTAATCAAGATGGTGGTGGTGTGGCTATAGGACCACCAAACGAACCATATGATGAAGATCCAGAAGAATATTCTTCAGGTGGAACGATAATTGATTTTAATCCCAATCATACACCAAGTAAGAAAATAATCAACTACGCAAAGAATTTAAAGTCAAAACACCCAGAAATTTGGAGTGTTGCTGGAAATATTTTTGGCAACCAAGCATTTGAAAACTTATGTAAAGTAAGTAAAAGGGGGTATTGGCTTGATTCAGAAAAATGGATGTATATCAAATGGCAATCATATATTGCAAGACATAAGCAAGATTTTCAACTTAAAGGAGTAGTTGCGATGTTGAAATGGGCTGATAAAATTAACAAAGGTTTCGATTATATGAAAAGTGTAATTGAATATAAAATATCGAATTCTAATCACAAACCAAAGATGGCAAAGACAAAAAAACTAAAAGATGGTGGAATTGTAAACAATTCAAAACCATTCACTTGTGAGATTTTTGATAAGGATGGTGTAAGAAAGATTGACAAAGAAAGTATCGAAAAAGTAACATTGTGTACATCAGAATTGGAACAAACAAAGACATTTCATATTGATGATGATGGAAACTATACACCAGCAAGAAAAGCTTTACACAAAGAGATTATTGGACATTTTAAAAAACATGTAACTTGTATAACTGATGGCAAACCAATTGCTATTTTACTTGGTGGTTCACCAGCATCCGGGAAATCAACATTCCTTAAAAAATTCAGACCTTACTTATTGTCTAATTCAATATACAAAGTTGATGCAGATGAAGTTAGGGCAATGTTACCTGAATATAAAGGATGGAATGCAAATTCAACCCAACAAGAAACAGGGGATATTGTTAATACTTTAATTTCTGACAGGTCGGTAGGTGTTCCTTGTAAATTTGATTTCATTTACGATGGAACAATGACCAATTTAAAGAAGTATAAAGCACTTATTAATATGCTTAAAGAGCAAGGTTACGAAGTGTTTGTAATTTTCATGGAACCTATTGAAAAGAGTATAATTGTCAAAAGGGCAATGGAAAGATATAGGAAGACTGGTCGTTTCGTTCCAGAATTTGTGATTGATGAATTTTATGAAAAAGGCGAAAAGAATTTACAAGAGTTAAAAGATATGGTTGATGGTTATATAGTAGTAAATTCTAAAAATTATGACTATTCAATTTCAGAATCTGGTGGAAAAGACTTGCCAAATGAAAGAATTTATTCAAAGTTGGGTTATAAGTTGAAGATGAAAACAGGTGGTAAAATACCTACACCAAATGGTTATTACTGGAAGTATAAAAAATCACTTGAAGACCATAAATTTAAAACAAGTGAATACTTCAAAAACACAAAGAGTGCATTAGATTACATATTAAGTACACCAATTGAACAAGCAGTTTTATGTGATTGTAATAATGAAATTTGTTATATTTACAATAAAGAAAAATTTAAAGATGGTGGAACTATATCAGCGCAAGATGATTTATCTTTATCAATAAAGGCTTTTATGGAAAACTATTTTATTAAAGCTGTTGAATTTTCTGAAAATCAATTAGTTATAAACAAGTTAGAGCAATTTAAAACAGACTCAATTGAAGATAAAGAACAGAAATCAATTATTAGTTCAGCAATTGAAAACTATAAAAAATCCGTTTAATATGGAAATCGAAAAAATAAGAAAAGCCTATTCAGCAGCCAATGAGTTGATTGGGTTATTGACATCATCATATGGTGATAAAATAAGGAAAGAACATCCAGAGTTGGTTGTGTTAGCCGAGAATACATTGATTAAATACCAACCAATCATTAAAGAATTCAAATTAAACGATGAAAAAGATGAAATAGTCTTAAAAATGTTGGAAGATTTGGATGAATCAAAACAAACACTTAAATTCATAGAAGAATCAGATAGAGAATCTTTGAAATTAATAAATGACATAATCGAAAAGACAAGTAAAGAGCTTCAAAACCAAATAACTTACGATCCATTGACATTTTTCAATAATTATGGATTTGCAATGGTAGCACCAATGATTGAAAATGTCGTTAACCCATCTGAAATTGTAAAAAATGAGAGATTTGTACAATGGTTTGCTAATAGTAGATGCATTGACGAAAAAGGACTTCCAAGAATAGTTTATCATGGAACAGGTTATGATGAATTCGATTCTTTTTCATTTGATAAATTTCCGGGAAGTTACTTTGCTGAAAATAAATCGTATTCAGTTTGGTTTTCAAAAAATACAGGTAAAGGAAATGGAAAGATTTTCAAAGTGTTTCTAAGGATAACTAAACCGATGGATCTTACAGATTTCAAAGTTGATAAAGTAGAATATGAAGAATTTGTAGAATATATCAAAGTGAAATATGGATATACTTTACCACCAAGTAAAAATTTGAAAGCTGCATCAAAACACAACAATGGATTATGGGCATGGCAATATTTGAGAATGGGTGTTGATTGGTTAAGGTTCATTAAGAATAATTCAGATTTTGATGGAATTCACTATTACGAAAACAATCCGAGCGATGTTGATATTAATGGAAATGAAGCCATTACACCAGCTTGGTTGGTGTTTAATAAAGAACAAATAAAAACTGCTGACGAAAGAAATTTCTTATTCAGTTTAAATTCAAAAATTATAACAATGAGAAACGGAGGTATGGTATGTTAATCAATGCAGAAGATATTATTATAATTAATGGAAACATTAAACTACCTAAATTGGGTGGTGGAGAAATAATTGGTAACGCAAATGCAAGGTTAGATAGGACAAGTGGAGTTGTTATAATGATTATAATGCATAATCATTCTTTCTATTCATTCAGGGTTGGTAAAATAAATATCAACGGACAATTGGATGAAATGAAAGAGTTTAAAGAAAAATCTGAAAAAGAGTTCTTTGAAGCAGTAAATTATTTTGAATCTTTGCAAGAGAAATATAAAAAGAAACCAGAAGAAAGTATTCCAAACGTAGGTTTATTCACTTTTGTAAAAGAAAGTTTTGCCAAGAATAATTTCTTACCTAATGTTAAATTATCAGATACAAACATATCAATTGACATACCATTCGATGAAGTGATGAATTATTTTTCACCACCACAAAACAAGAAGTATGGAAGATTGGATATGACAAAATCCAAAGAAAAAAAATACGAATCTATTTTTTCAAAATACGCACTTAAATTTAGTAAAGAATTAAGTGAAAAATATGCAAAAGAAAATGGATATAATGTTGAAGCAGTAGGCATTTATGAAATGACACCATATTCTAATTCTGAAACTAATGATGGTGGAGAACAACCAGAAGATATA